ATTTCCATCTATATCTTTATGACTAAAATTACTCAACATTCTTACAATTTGAGTAATATACCTCCTAATTTGACCATCATAAAAATGCTGCATATATCAAATCCTTAAACATTATCTGTTTTTGCCTTTAACGCATTTGCAATGCTTTGTCTTTCGTCGAAAGTTTCTCCAGCTACAGTTGTTTGAGTAGTATTATTTATAAATGTACCTTTTTGGGTCAATCTATCATTCGTATTTGTCATTGTCATTCGTACATTATCTTCCATCTTAACCCATCTTCTCCCATCATATCTAAACAAACGGTTTGGCAGCATGTCAGTACGCAAATAATAATCTCCTTCTACACTTCCATTTGGAAAAGATGTACCATGACCAAAAATTTCTCCATTTGGTGCTATGCCATCTCCTAATAAATATCCTGTGTAACCAGTTCTGTCAGGAGTTTGCATTACTCTGTCAGCTAGTTCATTTGCTATACTTGCATCTAAATTCGTCAAATCAGCAGTAACAAGCTCCACTTTACCTTCACTGTCGGTTTGTAATGTGAAAAAATGACCAGTTTCGTATCCGCTTTTTTTTGCATCTGCTTCTGCTTGAGCAATAACTGCATTGTTAATTTCCAAATCCTTTTCATAAGTAGATAACAAATCTTTTAAACTGCCAGCTTCTGGGATTTCTTCATCCATTGGCAAATCTAATATATCTTTAAATTCTTGACTATCTACAATTTGTTTACATTTTAATCTATATAGGTGTGGGTACCAAGTTGGACTATATCCTTCTGAGGCTCTGCTTATTTCTTCAACCACGTAATAGCTTTTTAAAGCAACATGAAAATCATTTGCTGCGTACTCATCTTTCATATGTGGCAATTCGATAACGTCTCCGCTTATAATTTTTCTGCCCAATGTTTTTACTGAACTATTAATATGAACTGTCATAAAAAGAGTATCATTATTTAAAAACAATCCAAATTGACTTAAATTAAAATCAATATCTTGTACATTATAAATTCCTCTAATTGTATAGATATTCTGATCGTATTTCCTATCTCTATTTTCTAGGAATAATAAGTCTTGGATGTTTGTTTCTGATATTACATCATAATGAGGAACGTCTGCAGTTGCATTTTCAACTGTTGGATTTTTTGGTCCTAAATATTTGTGTATGTTTACATCAGTTCCACCTACTGTAAACATTTCAAAAATTCTTGCGTCTATAAAATTGTAATCATTTCCCTTATTCGGTTTATATAAAGATAGTCTAGGCATAATGTATTTATCGTTACGATAAATACAATAGGAGACATAAAACTATGACTGAAATAGCTACATTAAGACAAGAAGTTTACGATTACATTCACAATATGTTAGGCGGGGGAATGGTAGATGTAGAACTTGATCCTGTACACTATGAAACTGCTTTAGACAAAGCATTATCAAGATATAGACAGCGTACTGAAAACAGTACAGAAGAAAGTTATTTTTTTATGCCAACAATTGTAGATCAAAATACTTACACGCTTCCAAAAGAAATTTTAGAAGTAAGACGCATTTTTAGACGTAGTATAGGCTCTAGAACAGGCGGAGGCGACGGTGGTAGTATTTTTGAGCCATTTAACTTGGCTTACACTAATACCTATCTACTTGCAAGTTCTAATTTAGGAGGTTTAGCGACCTATGATTTTTTCAGTCAATTCCAAGAACTTGTAGGCAGGATGTTTGGATCTTTTATAGAATTTAATTGGAACAGGACAAGACATGTCTTAACAATACTCCAACGTCCTAGAGCAGAAGAAACTTTATTACTTGAGTGTTATAATTATAGACCAGATGATCAACTTTTAACAGATTATATGGGTAAAGTGTGGATTAGAGATTATGCTCTAGCAGTAAGTAAAATGATGCTTGGAGAAGCACGCTCTAAATTTGCTACTATAGCGGGTCCACAAGGTGGAGGGCAATTGAACGGCGATGCGTTAAAAAGTGAAGCACAAGCAGAAATGGAAAAATTAGAACAAGAAATTTCTACTTCTGTAGCAGGCGGTACTGGATATGGGTTTTTAATTGGTTAAAAGTCAGGCAATAAGTCTCCCTGCTTCCATTTCGCATTATCTAAATGCAATATGCGTTGACAGTTTGCACAAACTGTTTTCATATTAGAAATTGCAGAATTTTTCAAATTTCCATCAATGTGATAAACATTAAATTGTTCTGTGTAATTACTTTTAAAACCACATTTTTCGCAAAAATTTTTTTTATTATAGCCTACCTGCTGCCAAATAGGAATTCCTAAACCTGTTGTTTTAGATTTTAAACAAATTTCACATTTTTTTCTGTAAAAAGTTTTTCCATTTTTTTTATAATTTACGGCTGCGGGTCTAAAACCACATACACACAACGGTCTCATAAAATTATTTATAATTGCATACCTTTTTAACCCCTTTTACAGTGCATTTGATAGGCAATTTTTCATAACAAACACTAAATATAGTAGTAACATAGTCTTAGAGGAGATTTAAATATGGCACTAGTATCACCAGGTGTAGAAGTTAAAGTTGTTGACGAAAGTTTTTATACCCCAGCTGAACCAGGTACTTTACCTTGTATATTTGTTGCTACTGCAGCAAATAAATTAAACGGAGCTGGTACAGGAACAGCTAGAGGAACCCTAGCATCAACATATGGCACTGCATTCTTAGTAACATCACAAAGAGATCTTGTAGATAATTTTGGAGATCCGATTTTTAAAACAGACGTAAATAATAATCCTATTCATGGATCAGAATTAAACGAATATGGATTACAGGCTGCTTATTCTTTCTTAGGTATAGCCAATCGTGCATACATAGTAAGAGCTGATATTGATTTGGCTGAATTAGAACCAGCAGCAAATGAACCAGGCGGAGAACCTGCAGATAATGCTTATTGGTTAGATGCGACTACATCATTATGGGGGATTCAAGAATGGAACGGTAATTCTTTAGTTAATGGTGGACAAAACTTTACAAACAAAGAACCAATTGTAATTACAGACGTCACTGAAACATCAAATACAGGTAGTTTAAGTACAAATGGTTATGCAGGATATATTCCTAGCAAAACTGTAGGAGCAGTAGGAAGCTATGCAGTTGTTGCTACTAGCACTTTAAATAGAATTTTTTATAGAGCAAAAAGCGGAAACTGGGTTCTTGTAGGTAGTGATGCATGGATAAAAAGCTGGCCAACTCATGTCGGTTCAAATGTATTTACAGTATCTGGCTCAGTAGCAGCATCAATAACTGTAGCAGGACAATCTATAGCTGTAGAACAAGGAGATACAGCTACAGAAATTGCAACAAAAATTAATACTACATTTATTGGTGGAGATATTTCAGCAGCAAATGTTGACGGAAAATTAGAAATTTATTCAGATGGAACATTAGGAAATACTGTAAACTTGGTAAACAATCCTTCAACTGAAAGTGGTCCTGGAGTAGGAGACGAAATTGATCCATTTGCAGTAATGGGATTTACAGCTGACACAGGAACACCTAATACAGTTACAAAATACGTTCCAAAATTACAGATATCAAAACATACTAATATTCCAGAATACAAAGTAATTGACACTGAACCTCGACCATCAGGAAGTGTATGGTTAAAAACAACAACTCCTAACTTAGGTGTTAAATTAAACGTAAAACAATGGAATAGTGCAACTCAATTATGGGAATTAAAACCAGTTCCATTATATGATAGCAACGAAAGTGCGCTTTTTGGTGAAGACAAAGCAGGCGGAGGTGCTAATTTATTAGCAGGTCATTTATATGCTTTAACAGATGTTGCTGGAGGAAGTAAACCTACTGCAACTATAAAGATTTTTAGACGAAATGATATTGCTCCAACTAGTATAACAAGTCCAAAAATTACAGATGGTATTACTGCTGGTACAAGAACTATTCAGATAACAAGTACAAGTCCTGGAAGTTTAGTACATAGCAATCCATATGAAATTTCTGTAACTTATGTTGGGGAAGCAAGTGATGCATCAACTCTTGTAAGTGCAATTAATGATGCAGGCATACCCAATGTTTCTGCTACTGTTTCTCTGCAAAATAAAATTACTATAAGTCATTCCGCAGGTGGTGAATTTAAATTGATTGACAATGCAAGCGACGGCATTTTAAATGAATTAGGATTTACAGTTTTTGTAGATGAAAATAATGGTATACCAAATTTATATTATGCAAAAGGAACAGACGAAAATCATACACCTCTTACATTGCAAGCTTCTTTATGGAAAGTATTAACCTATACAGCTTCAGAAATAGCTCCAGTAGGAAGTAAAGAAGATGGAAAATTATGGTACAATTCGATAATAGATGAACCAGATATTATGATTCATAACGGAGATGCTTTTGTAGGCTACCTTTATGACGGAACAAGTGGTCAGAGCACAAATGCAAGTCCTTATTATTCAGCTGATGCTAATGCTCAAACAGATCCAAACGGTCCAATTGTAAGTGCAACTATGCCTTTGTTACAAAGTGATAGTACAGCTTTAGTTACAGGTGATTTATGGATTGACACAAGCGACATTGATAATTATCCTAAAATTTATAAATTTAATAGTGAAAGAACTGATCTACCGTTAGTAAAAAGATGGTTTGAAGTAGATACGTCAGATCAAACATCAGATAATGGGTGCGTTTTTGCTGATGCAAGATATAACACTGCTGGAGCTAACAGTGATCAACCAGGAGATATTGTTGATTTATTAGCTTCTGATTTTGTAGATCCAGATAGTCCAGATCCTGCATTGTATCCTAAAGGAATGTTGTTATTCAACACTCGTAGAAGCGGATTCAATGTAAAAAAATGGACAAAAAATTATATTAACACATCTGAATTAAATGTGCGCTATGCAGATCAAGCTATGGACGCTTATAATCCAGATAGATGGGTAACAGAATCTGGCAATAATGCAGATGGTTCAGGTACGTTTGGCAGACATGCTCAAAGAAAAGTTGTAGTTCAGTCATTGCAAGCTATGGTTAATAGTAATGCAGATGTACGAGATGATGAATCAAGATTGTTTAATTTGATGGCATGTCCTGGTTACCCTGAGCTTATTGGTGAAATGAATAGTCTTAATTATGACAGAGGATTATCATCTTTCATTGTAGGTGACTCTCCATTTAGATTACCTGCTAACGGAACTGATTTAAATAATTGGGCTACAAATGTAAACAATGCAGTAGAAGATAACGATATTGGATTAGTAAGCACTGATGAAAATATTGCAGTTTATTATCCTGCAGGATTTACAAGTGATAATTTTGGTAATAATATTGTTGTTCCCGCAAGTCACATGATGCTAAGAACTATTGCTTTAAGTGATCAAGTTTCTTATCCATGGTTCGCTCCTGCTGGTACACGAAGAGGTAATATTACAAATGCAACATCTTCAGGATGGATTAATTCAGAAGGTGAATTCCAGCCTTTAGCAATGAATGAAGGATTAAGAGATACATTGTATGCAAATAATGTTAATCCAATTACATTTATTACAGGCGCAGGATTAGTATGCTTTGGTCAAAAAACAAGACAGTTAACAGCAAGCTCATTAGATAGAATAAATGTTGCAAGACTTATAATTTATTTGCGAAGTCAATTAAAAGTTTTAGCTAAACCTTATCTATTTGAACCTAATGATGCTACAACAAGAGATGAAATAAAGCAGCAAGTTGAAACTTTACTCTTAGAATTAGTTGGTTTGCGGGCATTATATGATTTCTTAGTCGTGTGTGATGAGTCAAATAATACACCTGCTAGAATTGATAGAAACGAATTGTATGTAGATATTGCAATTGAACCTGTTAAGGCAATAGAATTTATTTACATACCAGTGAGGATTAAAAATACAGGTGAAATCAGTGGGTAAAAATAGAATAAATAATAATAGAATGGGAGCGTTTTAATGGCTATAGCAACTTTATCTAAAATGACAGTACCCCTTGCAACTGGAGATTCTCCTAGTTCGCAATCACTGTTAATGCCAAAATTACAATATAGATTTAGAGTATCTTTTAACAATTTTGGCAATAGTACACCTACATCAGAATTAACAAAACAAGTTATTGATGTTACAAAACCTAATTTAACTTTTGATCAAATAACACTTGATGTTTACAATTCAAGGGTTTATTTGGCTGGAAAACACAATTGGGAACCTATTACAATTAATTTGCGAGAAGATGTAAACAATGAAGTGCAAACTTTAGTCGGTGAGCAGCTTCAAAAACAATTTGATTTCTACGAGCAATCAAGTGCTGCATCTGGTTTAGACTATAAATTCACTACTAAGATAGAAATTTTAGACGGTGGAAATGGAGCATTTACTCCAGGTATTTTAGAAACATTTGAATTGTATGGATGTTATCTAGAAAGTGCAAACTATAATTCATTGAATTATGCAGAATCTGCACCCGTAACTGTTACACTTAATATTAGATACGATAATGCGATTCAAACACCACAAGGTACTGGTATTGGTACAGATATCGGTAGGACTGTAAGTACGTTGTCAACTGGCGGCGGTATTTAAAATTAAATATGAGTGGCTAAGCCACTCATATTTTTTTTTGGATTATTTATGTCCGGATTATTTAATGGCTTTTTTGATAATTTATTATCGGGAACTTTAAATCCTAAAGGTAATTTAGGAGATGCAAGGCACGCAAGTCGTACTTTTGTAAAAAATTCTTTTAGACTTGCTCCTAAAGTTAAATTTTTATACCATGTTAACTTTAGTTTTTCTGAAGCAATGCGGCAAACATTGCCTACATGGGAGCAAAAACATAAATTAGAAGCTGGATTACTTGTAAAAGATTCAACATTGCCATCTTTTACTGCAAACGTAGAATCAAAAAAAAAATATAACAGAACAAAAAATATTCAAACAGGTTTAACATATAATCCTATTACAATAAATTTTCATGATGATAATTTAGGCATAATAACTGGAATGTTAGAAGCTTACTATCGTTATAATTTTTTAGATGGAAACTATGGCGAAGATCCAGGTGCATATGCTAAAACTTATCGCGATAGTACCTACCTTAATGAAAAACGTAATTCGTATCAATATGGATTACATAATAAAATAACATTTCCGTTTTTTAATAATATAAAATTAAGTCAATTAACAAGACATACATTTACAACATACACTTTGGTTAATCCTTTAATTACAGACTGGAATCACGGATCAATTGACAATTCATCTGGCAGTGATACAAATTCTAACAGTATGACAATTGCTTACGAAGCAGTGCATATAGATCGAGGGGGAGTTGGTGATAGAGGAGAAGCACCTACAGGTTTCGGCGATTTAAGCCATTATGATGCTACCCCAAGTCCAAATACGTTAGTAGGAGGAGGATCTGTAAGTTTAGGAGCACTACTAACTGGAGCAGTTGATTTATTTGATTACTCAAGAACTGGCTCAGGATTTAGTAGTCCTCTAGCAGCAATTATTGCAGGTGTAAATTTAATTGATAATATACAAAATTTAAGTGTTGAAGGAATTCAAGAAGACATAGGTAATATTATTACTGGAGCGAATGAAACTTTCTATGATAATACAGTAAGCGGATTACAAAATACAGAAATTCCATAATAGGAAAAATAAATGGCAAGTTTACCAACAAAAGAAAAAAAATCTGAACAAAAAGTTGTTCAATTTTATGATAATTATTTCAATGCAACAATAGCATTTCCAGCAAGTGAATATGACGCACTTACAGGGTTTTTTAGAAAAAAAGGTTTTGAAAAAACTGCTGCTCTTGCAACCGCACAAATTTTATTAAGCCAAAGTAAAATAGAAAAAATACCTGTTTTCACATTAATAGAAACTTTTAATAAATTAAGTTATGCCAATCTTTCAAAAGTAATAACAAAAATATTAAATAGCAAAAGAGATAAAACATCAAGATTAGGTTATAAAGTAAAAAATCCAGATACTTATGAAAACAGAAATATAACTGATAACCTATATATTAATAGATTCGAAGAACTAGATGAAGCAATAGATGAAGTAACCACAGATTACATTCAAGATGGTTATGTTGAAATAGGATATGTAGCCTAATGACACTTGTATTAAGATTAACTAAAGATGAAAAATTAACTTTTGAAGAACTAGATGGTAATTTTACCTTTTTAAGCCAACGAATAACTAATTTAGAAGTAGGTAGTATTAATTGGCAACAAGCATATAGCTGGGGCAACCATTCTTTACAGGGATATCTTACATATTATGAAGAGAGTGATCCTGTTTTTACTGCTAGTCCTGCTTATGGCATTTCTGATTCAACCATTATTAAATGGAATTCTGCATTTGACTGGGGTAACCATGCGCTTGCAGGTTATCTAACAACTTTAAATAATGAAAATTTAGGAAGTTTATTTGATGTAGATCTAAATGCACAACCAAACATTGACAATGTATTAAAATGGAACGGAGAAAAATGGGTTGCAGGTGCATATGATGCATTTAATATAGATAATAATGATATTACAAGTTGGAACTTATCTGTTAAACAAGGAGATAATATATCTCTTTTGCAAAATGATGCTGGTTACATTACAACAGGTTTACAAACAGGAGATAATGTTAGTGAACTTGCTAACGATGCAAACTACATAGTTGCAGGATCAAACATTAGTTTGTTAGAAAACGATGCAGGCTATATTACTAGTTCAACACCAATTTTAACGTCTGATACTCCACCAGTGAATCCAACTAATGGCGATTTATGGTGGGATTCAAATACTGGTATATTAAAAATATATTATTTAGACGTAGACGGAAGTCAATGGGTAGATGCAGTTCCACAAGCTAATTCAAATTCAACAGCTTTACAATCAGGAGATAATGTAAGTGAATTAACTAACGATGCAGGTTATTTAACTACTGTTCCTGGAAACGAAACTTATTTAAAATTTGGTACAAGTACATCTTTTAATTCTGGAAATGCTCAAGTAGCTGCAGGAAATGTGTTCCAACAGGAAGGTGGAGGAGATATTGAAATTTCACTGACTGTGACAACAGATTTTACAAAAACACTAGTAACCTTAGATGCTGTAATTTGGAATGTAACAGATCCAACTACAGAATCTCAAGTTGCGTTAGAAAGACAAATTAATACTGGAAGTTGGACACTGCTTAGACAACTAATATTTCCAGTAAAAAATACATACTATGGGAATTCTATGTTCCAACTGTTAGATACTCACGGAGCATCTGCAGGTGATACCGTAAAATATCGTATACGTAATTCAATGGACGTGAATTACAGCAGCGAAAGCTTAAGATTAGTAACTGGAATGTGTGGCGATACCATAGGCATTAAGGAGATACAATAATGGCAATAAATTTTCCTAACTCGCCTGCTTTGAATGATACGCATGTAGTTGGAGATACAACTTGGATTTGGAACGGAACAAGTTGGGCCTCCGTCGGAGCTGCATATACTTTACCTATTGCAACTAATACTGTTTTAGGTGGTGTAAAGCAAGGAACAAATATAACAATAGATGTAAATGGTGTAATAAGTGCAACCGCAAGCGGAGATGTTACAAAAGCAGCAAGTTCAACTGATAATGCTATTGTACGGTTTGATGGCACAACTGGAGATACACTGCAAAATTCTGCTATAACAATCGACGATACTGGTAATCTAATAACAACTGGCCAATTATGGTATTCAAACGTTTTTGCAGATTTTAACACCTTAGATACTACAGTAAATGCAAGCACCTATCATGGAATGTTTGCCCACGCTCACACAGAAGGTCATGCATATTTTGCTCATGACGGCAACTGGAAACAAATATTAGATACTGATACAGTATTAAACGACTTGTCTGATACAAATATTACTACAGTTCAAAGTGGACAATTCCTAAAATGGAGTGGTACACAATGGATAAACGATGACTTTTCAACATCAGGAACACTAAGTTTTAGTGCCTTAGAAACGTCAGGAACTGGTACTATAACTTTAGATAGTGCAAGTACCTTAACATTGAATTCTGCCGACGGAACTAGAGTAACTGGCGGTGCTTTTAGACCACCTGTTTTAACTACTACAGAAAGAAATGATTTAACTGCAGGCAATGGTGATATTATATACAATGTAACCGACAACAAATTCCAAGGTTACGAAAATGGTGCTTGGGTAAACTTAATATAAGAAAATTATGGAAAAAGAATACACAGTAATAGCAAACACTAGAGAAGACTTGCCCGCACTAGAAGAAGAGATTACTGCTAGTAGCGGAGCAGGCCCTATTCCTAATCGCTCAGTAGACGTTGCTAACCCACGTCCTGGTTCACGTATACAAACACACTTTATGCTTACAGATGAAGAAGCAGAAGCTCTACGTGCAGACCCTAGAGTACGTGCAGTAGAGATACCGCCAGAGCAACGTGATGATATTAGTATTGGATTAAATGCTTATCAACAAGGAACATTCCGAAGAGGCAGCGGAGTGAATAGTGCTTATGTAAATTGGGGACTAAGACGCTGCATAGAAGAAACAAATACATACAATAATGGCACAACCATTTCAGGCGATTACGAGTATGCAATTGACGGCACAGGTGTTGACGTAGTAATACAAGACAGTGGCATTGAAGCAAATCATCCTGAATGGAATGACTATAACGGTGTTAGTCGTTTACAACAAATTGATTGGTACACTGCTAGTGGCCTAGCAGGAACACAGAGTGCTAACCACTACAGAGACTTCGACGGACACGGAACTCACGTAGCAAGTACAGCCGCAGGATTAAAATACGGATGGGCTAAGGGTGCTCATGTGTACTCACAGAAACTAGGCGGACTTGAAGGTGCAGGTGATAGTGGAACAGGCATTCCTTTAGCAGATGCATTTGATGCTATACGTCTTTGGCACAATGCTAAAACTAACGGGCGTCCAACTGTAGTTAATATGAGCTGGGGCTACGGTGCTACAGCATCAGGCAATCCTACAAGTGGCGTATATAGAGGCACTGCGTGGACTTGGGGTGCTGACTATACAGACAGAGCAGTGCTAATGGCTGCAACAGGTGTAAGTGACACAATTGAAAGTGTTTACGGTATTTTTAATCCTGCATATGATTATTTTAGAGTTCCGGCAAGAGTTGCTTCAGTAGATGCTGAAGTTGAAGATATGATCTTAGACGGTATACACGTTTGCATTGCAGCAGGCAATGATTGGCACAAAGCAGACATAAGTGGAGGACCGGATTATAATAACACTGTGTTATTTTCTGCTATAGGTACTAGAAGCTACCATCAAGGATCAAGCCCACGTTCACAAAATGCATTTATGGTTGGTAACATTAATTCAACACAAATACTTGATACAACATACAAAGATAAAACTGCATTTTCATCTAGTAGAGGACCAAGTGTTAATATATGGGCACCTGGTTCTAACATACTTGCTGGCACATCTAACATCAACGATAACTACACAACTGTTTCAGATCCTACTGATAACAATTATGTAATAACAAGTATTAGCGGAACATCAATGGCTAGTCCTCAAGTATGTGGAGTAATTGCACAACACCTACAGGTATTCCCTAATCTAACTCCTGCAGAAATGCAAGATAGAATTTTTAATGACGCTAAGAGTGTGCTATACACAACGGGTTCAGATACAGACTATGAACTTATAGATGAAAGTCTAATGGGAGCAAGTAATAGGATGTTGTATTCTAGATACGGGCGACAACCATTAAACGTAACTACAAATAGTAAATTTACATTAGGTAATACTACATTTACACCTGATGGACCTACTTATTCAGTTGTTCCGGATGCAAATAATGTAGATGAAGGTAGTAGTTTAACATTTAATGTAACAACTACTAATATTTCAGATTCAACAACTCTTTATTGGCAAGTTATACCAACTAATGATTTTGTAGTTTCGAGCGGTAATTTTACAATAACATCAAATGCAGGATCATTTACAGTTACTCCTACTGCAGACACGACTACCGAAGGTGCAGAAACGTTTTATGCTGTAATTTACAATGACAGTGTAGGTGGTACGCAGGTTGCAGAATCAGGTAATGTAACTATAAATGATACAAGTCAAGCTCCAGTATTGTCATACGATTCATTTACTGCAAATTTAAGTGATGTAAATGAAGGAGGAACTGTTACCTTTACAGTCAACACATCAAATATAGTAAATGAAACTACAATAGGATACACAATTTCAGGCGTAGATGTAAATGATATTACTGCAGCATCATTAACAGGCAGTATTACGATTAACAACAATACAGGGTCATTAGCAATTACGCTGGAAAATGATCTTACTACAGAAGGTAGTGAAACACTAACAGTAACATTAGATGCAACAGATAGTGCAGGTACAAGCACTGGTGGATTAAGTGATAGCGTAACAGTGAATGACACAAGCCAAACACCTGTGCCTACTTATACAACATTTACAGCAAATGCCAGTTCAGTTAACGAAGGCG